CAAGAAGTTGCGCAGCCTCCGGGTTCATTGTGACGTTCTGGTAAGTTAATTTATTTTCCAGAACCATCAGCTTTCCGGCATTTTTTGAACCGATAAATGACTGAAGGTTCCGGCGCAGTCGGTCGCGCTGCTCCTTCGTCAGTGCATTTTCAGAGGACAAAAATCCGGTGCTCTGAAGGCCATTCTCGAAAATTTTTGCTGCCGCTTCATCCACCGACATAGCAGCGCCAAATACATCAACGCCCGCCATCGTTGGCATCATCCCACAAACACCATCCAGCCCGAATCCGCGAATGTGCATCATGTTTTTAACTGGAATGATGCGTTCGTTTCCGTTTTCAGTGTATTTGTATTCCAGCGCTCCGGTAGTGAGACGTTTAACCACCATGTTCTGCGGCAACAAAGGCACCAGCGAAACCAGGCGGTTTGCGATGAACTTCTTCTCAATGAAGGCATTCCCGCGAAGACAAATACTGGCTACTACCATCAACATAAAGCGGGATGGCGTCATTTCTGAGTTAGGGCGACGGCACAGCACCGAATAGGCCGGGTGATCGGTCGCAGCCTTTCGAGAGCCGTCAGGCTGGCGCGCGTATATTTTCAGTGGGAGTGTTGAAATGGACTCACTCAACAGCCTGACACAAGCCCAGACAGCAGAGAGCTTTATCGCTTTATCAGCGGTAACAACCTTTCCGCTGCTACTGGTGCCATACCATTCACGCCAGAATTCACCTGTCGTGAGACTAATTGGTACTCCCAGCCAGTTTAACAGGGCGCTTTTTACACGCCCGGGTTGTTTATTCTTAGCCATCAGATACCCACTATGATCGGTTCGTCAAAAAATCCATCGACATCGCCCTCATCCCCAACATCCCCTTCAGATGCACCAATAGCCATAGCAGATGCCACTACGCCATCAATACGGCCGGTACTCTTTTTCTTGGCAAAGATCCGGTTTTCTTTCTGATCGGCTTCGGTTACTGCTGATGCAGCATTCCAGCGCAGGCAGGGATTGGTTTTGATGATGATGTCGCCGTCATCCAGCCGCTGTTCGAACAGCTCAATAGAGTGCGGCATCCATAACCCGGACTCCTGGGCTTTGTAGTACCCTTGCCCGTGAGGGATCAAAGGCACTGATACGCTGGCATCTTCCAGTTCAGGTTCAAGATATTTGATTCGATACTGGTCAAAGGCTATCGCCTTGATAAAAAACATCTGAGAAAGGTCAGCTATACGTTCAGCAACGAATCCGTACTTAACCGCTTTCCCTGGCGTGGTATGAATGTATCCATCCCGCTCCCACGCGTCATAAGGAACCCGATCCGTTTTAGCCCGATCAAGCAACGTGTCTTTCGGTGTCCAAAACTCCACCAGCAGTTTTCTTTTTTTCGGGAAAAACAGCGCCAGCGCGGTAAGGTCCCGGCTTCCAGAAAGGTCAAGGCCGCCATAACATTCCTCACCCTGCAATTCATGCAGGTCGAAGTCCTCTTCACATCCCATCCACACATCACTGCTCATCCAGGGATTATCGGCGTCTACCCACTGACAGAAGTTGAGGCGGCGAACGATACTCTCTTTCGACGGCATGCCACGTGCCTGGGTGACCTGTTCCCTCAGATAACGGTCTGTGAAGGTGTGACCAAGCGAGGGGTTAGCTTTCTTCCAGCAGGTCTCATCCTTAAACGGGTCCTCCCCTTCATCAAGCGAGCAGATGAACGAAAAGAAACTGTCATCCTCGATCGAACCTTCTGCTACCTTGCGCCCGTACTCGTGGTAGTCATAACAGACGCTGGTTTTATCGTGGCCGCTGTTAGTGATCATGAAAATCAGCGCCTGCCGACGTCCTTTCGTACCGGCGCGCATCATCTCAACGACCTGGTTGTTCTTATGCTCGTGAATCTCGTCAATCAGTGCACAATGCGGACGCGGACCTGACTGTCCATCATCAGAACTTATGGGTCTGAAGAAAGACCCCGTCTGAAGGAAAGCCAGGTTCCACTCCTTCCCGGCTCCGCCTGATTTATTAATCCGCTGCGCCAGCGCTGGTGACTGATCAACCATCGCCACCGCGTCCCTAAACAGGATCATGGCCTGGTCTTTTTTCGTGGCCGCGGCATATACCTCAGCACGTGGTTCTTTATCAGCTGTCAGGCAGTAGAGCCCCACCCCGCCAGCCAGCGGTGACTTCCCCGAACCTTTACCCGATTCGACATACACCATTCGAAAACGACGGTAGTTTTCAGAGTTTTTCCACCCAAATATCGAACCAACAATGAAACACTGCCAGGGCAGGAGGATAAAGGGATTACCTTCATGCTCGCCGCCGTTGAGCTTCAGCACTTTCGCGAAAAAGTCGATGGCGCGCTGCGCAGCTTCGGTATCCCAAAACAGCCCCCGGGCATGACATGATTCAAGGTCCTTAAGGTGTCGTTTACAGGCATTTCTTATATCTGGTCCGGCGATTTCCTTACCCGAAACTACATCCATGGCGTATCGCGTTGCGGGATCAACCGAAGAACTGGTTGAACGGGTCTTCTTCTTTTTCTCCACCATCCACTTTCACCTTCGTTCTGGCGGCCGGAGTGAGACCGAATTCAACCAGGTAGCTTTTAAATCGACGATCAGCGTCGGCAAGCATGGCAACCGCCGGGTTTGCTTTAATCAAAAAACCGCCCTCTGTCTGCACTGTGTACGTTCGCCCTTCATCGGCAATCGTCAGACGCAGTTGCAGAATGTCGGCGTAAATATCACAAAGACGTTCGAGCGCCAGCGTATCGGCAATGGTCAGAATTCCCATGCCGTCGAGTAGCACGGTTAGCTTTCCCCAGGCTACCTTTCCCCAGTCAGAGAGATGCTCGGGTGGACTCGGGATTTCTCGCGCCGGTGTGGGCTCTTTGTCGTTGAGTTTGCGTTTGCCCGGGTTGCCGGTTACCACTTTCAGGTGGGTCGGTTTCGGGCGTCGTCCTGCCATCGGAACCTCCCGGAAAAAAACTTTTCATTTCGCGGTTGTGCACAAAAAGGATGGGCGGCGGTCATTCAGGGGGACAGCCCTGAACTTTTACCCCGCCCTTCCCCTGTCCACTCACGAATGAGAAATATTATCGTTTGAACCAGTGCGAAGTAGGATCAAGAGGAAGGCCGCTTTCATCACAGCCGATGATAGTGCCGCGCTTCTCCATCCTCTGCTTCGTTGAGTCATGATGCTGCTTGCACAGTCCCTGCCAGTTACTGCGGCTCCAGAAGAGCTTCTGGGCTTTGCTTATGGCATCCGCATCACCAGATCGAAGAGCCTCTTTCAGTTTGTGCGGAATGATGTGGTCAACAACCGTTGCTGCTGCCACCCTTCCCTGATCCCGGCACATAACACAGAGAGGATGTGCGCGAAGGAACACCAGGCGCTCTCTGTCCCATTTGCTGCCATAGATACGCGGTTCTTTATTCACGCCAGCCTCCACGCCCGGCGGCGTTCTGTACGTGGCGCTGAGTCAGGGTGACGCTCAACAGGCTCACCATCAGCATGATCCACCAGCGAGTAACACGGATAGACCACTGAACCGCCCCAGGCATCACCTACAGCGTAATCGGCGGGCTTGCTGTTATCCCATCGGGATAGCACACGGCTGATGCGATGAGGCGGTACGCTGTAGCACACACCATGAATCAGGCGAGGAAACGAAATGAATTCATATCGAGCTTTATCAGCAATGATTAGCCGTTCGGCTATTTGCATCTGGTACTGAGGAGGCCGTCCAGTTCCGAGGTAAAAACTCAGAAGGTCATCTGGGCAGCGCGCTAACCAGTCGGTTACCTTTTCGATGAATCCGGGTACCGGTATCGCGTCGTCTTCCAGCACGACTACCCGGCAAGGTTGCTCGGCAGCCCATTCAAGCGCGCGTCGGTGATTCCAGTTCGCGCCGTGGTTACCGTCATCAATCAGCAGATGAGCATCCAGCAGCGCAGCAAGACGTTGTGCATGTTCTAAGCGGGTGTGATGAGCGCAAACTACGAATTTCATGTGTAAGCCTCTGTCGGTGCGTGGGTGTGAACTCGTTTTCTGGCAGCGATAATTTCTTTTTCTGCGTCAGAAAGATTTTTAAACCATTTTTGCCACACCACTTCGCCACAGTTGAACAGAGTGGCCCGCCACATATTTCCGTCCTTATATACACCTCTCACACCTGATTCGGCTCTCCCGGCAAGTGAAAGATTTTGCATATTCTGAGAGCGAGTAGCCAACCTAAGATGATTTACATTC